GATGGCCGTTTTTAACCGGCGCATGGCTTCTTCCTCGATGCGGTCCACAAAGTGCCTGGCCAAATCATCGACAGGGGCTGCTGTACCTTCCAGCTGGCGGCGCAAGGCCTCGCGTTCGCGTTTGCGGTCCAGGTGTGGCTGCAGGTCAATCAGGTTGGTCGGCATGTTATCTCCACTTCTGCCGCGTCGTGGGCGTTGTCGTTGAGGTTGCGGAACTGGCCACGATCTTTCAGATAGTCGGTGATGCCCTCTAAAAACGTCACCAGGGCGTCGCCATCGCCCACCAGGTAGATGGGGGAATATTCCCCCTGCACCCCTTCCCTCTGGCGGTCGATATCGATCCAGGCACCATTTTCGTTGACGATAAACACCGTGGCATCGCCAATGACGAATTCGCCATAGCGGCCCAGGGCCCGGATGCACCCGATGGCCCGAACCCGTTTCTGGCCAAGATGGTTGGAAATACTCAAGCGCACCATGGTCGCCTCCCTTCAGTGGATGGCGACCAGGCCGTGAACGGCCAGGTACGCGGCGGTGAACAGCAGGATGGCAACCCAGGACCGGATAAGGGCCCGGTCCAAAAATTGCCACAGCCAATCGACTGTGTTATATTTATTTCGGAAGAGGTTTCCTTGCATTGGGGGCCTTCTCCTTCCCGGCCCAGGGGGTGGCAGCCTCCTGGGCCTTTTTTATGGGTTGTTTGCGAACAGATCGGGCTGGTGTTGCTGGAAGCGTTTTCTGCGCGGGCGGGGCGGCGGATCGATGGGGGCAGCGCCTTTTTCCGGGTAGTCAGCGTGGATACTTGCACCGCGTTTGATGCCGTGCTGGATGCGCTGGATCAGGGCTATGCAATCCTCGATGTGCCCGGCCACTTCGTTTTCGGTAGTCTCCTGGTAGGCCTTATTCGCGGCGCTCTTGGCACGGGTGAGCAGTTTGCGGATTTCTTTGGTGGTCATTCGGCCTCCTTTATCTTTGAGTGCGGGCGATGGATGTGGCGTTCCAAAACGTCGCGGCCGGGATCCACCCCCTGGTTGGGGCGTAGTTGTTTAGTGCAACCAGGGCCTCCTGGCGGGTTTTGAACCAGGATGCCGGGCGGGTCTTAATCCGGCGACCACGGGTGAGGCCGTTGCCCTGTATCTTCTTGGCGTAATAGGTCCAGTTGCCAGCTGGTCCGGCTTCGGGGACGATGATTTCGCCGCGCTCGTTGACCCAGTAAGCGAAAAGCTCCGGGGCGGGCGTAGCCGTTGGTTGCTTGCGTGGGGTGAGCGGGAACAGATGTCGCTGGGGGTGAAAGAGAGACGTTTGCAGGAATTGCATTGGGGGCTCCTTTTTTTTGTGGGGTCCGTGGCAGCGGCCCCTGTCGCGCAGACTATTTTCCCATAGGCATGGAGTCGACTTCCTCTCCGTGGTGCCAGGTGGCAATTTCCACGGCCTTGTCGAAATCCCAGCCTTCTACGTCGGCCAGGTGCATAAGGTTGGTAAGAATGTCGATCAGGCTGACGTCACAACAGCCTTCCTCGTCGTAGGGCGATACGTCGAACAGCGGCCTGGCGTACTCGGCGCGATCTTCACAGGTGATGATGTCATCGTCGTCATCGTCGGCGGTGTCGTCAGCTGCAGCCGCGTCCCGATCGGCCAGAAATTGCTCATGACGGTCACAGGCCTCTTTTGATTTTTTAGGGTCATTCAGATCCGAGTTCCAGGCCGGAGAGGGGTACATTTCGCTCATCGTCATGGGAGGGCTCCTTTCGTCGTTCCTGATCGAACGTAAGAATCGATAAATTTCCTTTTTATCTGCTGGTTGTTTCCCCGTGAATTCTGTCTTTTAATCCAATTATACGTATTAGAAAGACATTGTCAACGATTTTATTTACTTTATGCTAATTTATTTCCATTTAGCAGAAAAGAGGCAAACGCCTGGGGGGAGGCCGAAGTTTTCTCGGGCCTCCCGCACCCCTGGGTTCCCTTCTGACCGGTTACGTACAGGCAATGACTGTACGCAGTACAGGCAAATGCCAGGCTTGTTATATGATTTTTTGTAATGATTTCAGGATAGAGTACAGGGGGTACAGGCTATTTCTTTCTATTATACGCGTAATGAAAAAAAATTAATAAGAAGGAAGATATAAGGATATGGAAAATTAAATATTATATATAAGTGGGTTGGGATTTGGCTGTACGTGCTGTAATTTTATCTTTATGTGTTTGTATTCATTACAGATGTTACGTACATGCAATTTCGTTGAGTCCTATACCAGTACAGTCTGGTCTTGCACGTCGACCACCAGGTGGCGGAAATCGGTTCGACCATCGATGCTGTGACAACTGGCCAGGTCAAAATATCAAAACGTCTCAAAACATGCCGGGGGTGGGTCTGGCGGGAATTTTTCGGACGGGGGCTGCCGGGCCAGGTTCGCCGAAGTCGGTCCGTCTGTTCGTCATCTCGGAAGGTGTGGAGAGGGGGCGGGGGTCGGTCGGCCGGATGGCCGCGTTCTGATTGGGTTCGGCCACCCTGCCCAAAATTCAACCAGGCGTCAAGGATAAAATAAGTGCGGTCGTTTTCAGGGACATTTTGGCGGTCGGCGATGTCGATCGGACAGCGGCGCGGCCTGTCGGTGTTTGATGCCTATAAAGGATAATAGGCAGACTTTCAACCCCTACCATCCCGAAGTCAATCCATTCAAATAGTCGCAATCCCTTAACTGGTGGGGCTTTGCTTCGATTGCTCGTTGTCTGCGTTTTAATGAAAGGCAGACAAAACGAGCAATCGTTTTTTTTGGACAAGCCTTCAAAATTTGTGGGCCGGGTCGCCGTCGGCTCGCTCGCTTGGTTGGCGGCCGGTCTTACCTGGTTGGCGGCGCTCGTCGTGGTGGCGGGTCCGATCGGCCTGCTGCAATCATTGAAGGGTCGCGCTGCGCCCCGCCCTGGTGGGGTGTGTAGGTAGGCGCGAACCCCAGGAAAGGGAAAACCCGGGACGGGACTCCTATCCCCCCACCCTCTATAGCGGGTGTGGGATTTTTTCGATTTTCACCCTGCGCCTCACGCTGGCCTTCGACGCTCCGCGAGGGGGAGCGGGCGTCCGGATCATGGCGGGGGTGCGGGTTACCCCCCTGTCAAATACTTTATTCTTATATTTTTTTATATTTTGTCATCCCAGCGACAGCCAGCGACAAGCAGAACACTAATCCCTAAATCCTTCACCCTTCCCTTCCCATAATTAGAAAAACCCCATGGTAGGGCTGTGGCGCACAATTGCGAATTCCTCCAACGCTGCGAGCGCCATATGGCCAACGGCACCACTAAAATCGAACGCTTGGGTCTGGGAATTATTGTCCAGCAACTCATGGCGGATGGCATGACGGTAGGCCGGCACATCGGGGAGATCCTGCGCTCGGAGCATGATGTTGAAATTTCCGATAAGGCGGTTTGTCGCTACATGGCCATGATCAGGGACCAAGTCAAACCGGATGCGGCTGGGGTTTTTCGTCAGCATGTCAACCAGGAGATCCCCAAGGATCTGAAGGCCCTGGAGGATATCCAGGACCAAAGTAACGCCTGGTGGAAAGAGGAACCGGCCGATAGTGCCAAGCGCCTGGCCAGCAAATACGCCAACGTCGACAGTGAGGTCGATCACTTCCAATCCCTATTGCTGCGGGCCGAACTGGCCGACGAGAAAACCCGCCGCATCGTGGTCAGCAAAATCATCAGGACCTGCCTGGGTTATCTAACCGAGGACGCCCGCCTCCAGAAAAAGCGCATGGAAGCCATGAAGATGGAGTTGGACGCTATCAAGATCAAGCTGTCCAATGCCGGTGCCTTGGATAATGAAACCGGCGGCAATATCATCATCGTGGATAAGCGGTCGGATTATCGAGCGCCTTCCAAGGACAACGACGGTCGCGTGCCGTTTACCGTCGCGGGGGGCAAGGCCCATGGCTAAAGACCTGGTCTTCGACCTCTCGCCGACCCAGAGTATGTTTGTCTTCTCCGATGCGCATGTATTGCTGCTTAAAGGGCCAATGGGCGAGGGCAAGACCTTTGCCGCCATGGCCGGCATCATCCAACACGCCAATCGCTGCTACCAGTACAACCCGGAATTAAGACTGCTGCGCGGGGCCCTGGTACGCGACACCCACACCAACATAAAGATTTCCACCGTGCCCGACATTCAGCAGGAATTCGGGGATTTTGTGGAATTCAAAGACGACTACAAGAAGATGATCATCCACTGCCGTCCGATTCCGGTCCACCTGGATCTGTTCGGCATCGATGACCCCGCTTCCCTGTCTAAACTGCAAGGCCCGCAATACTCCATCATCTGGCTGGAAGAACCGGCGCCGATTGTCGAGAAGGCCAACGCCGGCCTGCCGCGTGCGGTTTTTGATCTTTCCATCGCCCGGGCGGCCCGACAGAAAGGCACTCTATTGCGAGTGCAGATTTCCCAGAACCCGGCGGACGAAGACCACTGGACCGAGGAAGTGGCCAACCTGCCGCGGGTGCTGGCCACAGATCCGGATACCGGGGCTCAGATCATCAAAGAAGTTTATGAGATCCTTCCGGGCGAGAACAAATATCTAAACACCCTGGCGCGGGCCGCCAACCGGGCCGCCTTTCAGCACGATGCGGGCAAGATGGCACGGTATGTCGAAGGCCGGGCTGCACCGGTATCGCCGGGCAAGCCGGTGGCCGTGGGGTACAACGCCCGGATCCACTACCCCAAGAAAGAGTTTCCCGTGATTCAGGATGCCCTTGGATTGCGGTTTTGGGATGGCTGGCACCATCCGGTGTGTATCGTCGGCCAGTGGTTGCCACCCGGTCGGGTAGTGATCCACCACGCTTGCCAGGGCGACAATATCAGCGTGCGGTCCTTAATTCTCTCCCAGGTCAAGCCATTACTCAACACACGCAAGTACCGGGGCAGGATCAAAGAATGGCGTGATATTGGCGACCCATCGATGCGGATCCCGGATCAGTCATCCCGGCAAACCGTGACCGCCAAGGTTTTAGAAGGGTTGATGGACGCCCGCTTCGAACCGGGCCCCTCCCTGCAAAAACACCGCTTCGACCCCACCAATACAGCACTCACCGAAATGCTGCCCGACGGCAGCGGCCCCAAAATCCAATTATCCACATCCGCCTACAACCTACACCGGGCCCTCAATGGCGGATGGCACTGGAAAACAGACAACTCCGGCAACGTGGTGGGCGCCAAGCCGGTCAAGGATGCGGCCGGCGACCTGGGGGATGCCTTCTCCTACGGCATTTCGGTCCTGTTTCCCTATACCCGGCAGTACAACCAGAAAAAGCCCAAGCGGCCCAGCAACCGCCAGGTGCGGGCCATGGCCTATGCCCACGGCCTGGCCAAAGCCGGACGCATGGACCGCCACGGCGTGACGCTCTCCAGGGGGTTTTGATGGGAAAATATTCAAAATACTGGCCCATGTACCAGGGCACCAAGAACACCGCCAAACGCGAAATCTATAAATGCACCGAATGCGGCGGGGAAACCGCACCCGCCAAAGGACACAACGGTGCGCCCAACACGCACAACTGCCGCCCAGGCTGCCCCTGCCGGGAAAGCGACTGGCGGCCGGGCAATAAGCTGTCTTCATTCAATGCGAACTTCGATCGTATTTTCCCCAACGCCCCAGGGGCAGGATTATAACTTATGCCGATCCGCTACCCCAATCCGACGGACGAACTCCTGGACCGCCACCGCGAGATCCTGACAACGGACCCCCACCAAGGGATTGATGACAAGGAGCTCAAGGAGCGCGAGGGCGCGGCCCAGGCGTACAGCCGCGAAAATGAAAAGCATTTCGTGGCCTTTGCGGAGGACTGTATCCGGACCTCCACCAAAGCCACCACCGACACCCGGCGCCAATGGGACTTATGCTGGCGGGCCTACAATGAAGACGAGCCGGCAAGCTACGCCGCCAAGGAGCCCTGGCAGAGCAGAATCATCGTACCCAAACCGTTCATGGCGGTGCAGTACGGAGCCGCTGCGGTCAAAAAAGCCTTTTCGCCCGATTTCCTAAGCATCGAAGATGAAACCAACCCACTGGCGGCTGACTTCTGGAAGACGCATATGGCGGCTGAACTGGGCCAGGGACGGGGTAATTTTGTCTCCACCTATATCGACGCCCTGGTGATGGCGCTGGCCATCGGTTTGTCCCAGGAAGTCATCCCGCTTTACATCCCCGGCCGTGGTCTGGCCTTCGACCTGGTGGACACCTGGAAGATCCACCGGGATCCGGACGCCCCGCCCCGCAACCCCCAGGGGGGCATGTACTGGATCCACCAGGAATGGATGGATCTCTACGTCCTCAAGGAAGGCGAGAAAAAAGGCCGCTACCGCGGGGTCGATGCGTCGATCTGTGTGGAGGAAGGGCGCGGTATTGGCGACGATGAGTTTATGTCCAAGGAGGCTATCGAGGCCCGCAAGAAGCAGATCTACCAGCGCTCCAAGTTTCGCAAGCTGGTGCTGACCAGTGAATTCTGGGGCACGGTGCTGGACTCCAAAGGGGAAATGCTGCTGCCTTCGGCTTCTTACACCATCGCGGGGGGGCGCGTGATCGGTCTGCCTCATAAATCGCCCTATAACCGGCTGCGCTGGCCGGGGATTAATTTCTCACCCCTCCCCTCCATCCTGGCCAATGGCGGGCGGGGACTGCTGCAGGGGGTCACGCGGGTCTGGGAGAGTATGAACAACCTGATGTGCCTCTACGAGGACGCGCTGAAATGGGTGGTCAATCCGCCACGGGAAATCAACGTGGATGCCCTGGTGGATCCCGATGACGTCGAATGCTGGCCCGGCAAAGACTACCTGGTGAAAGACAGTTTACACGGCAACCAAGCCATTCGATCGACCCAGCAAAGAGATCCGTCGTCTTCCGCCATGGCGGCCGGCCAGTACCTGGACCAGCTTTTTCAGGGAGGCAGCGCCGTCAACGACACCATCCAAGGGTTGCCCGGCTACCGGGCCGAAGTCACCGCCCGGGAGCGCTCCCAGAACCTGCAACAGACCATGGGAATCTACGCCCTGATGGGTTTCAACCTGGAGCAGGGGGCGATCGCCTGTGTCGAAGCGGCCCGCGACGTAGTGGAAAGCTACGCCGGTTGGGCTGATCTTACCCGGATCCACAGCGAAGAAAAGCTGGCGGCCTGGGGGATTCATTTCGACGGGGGCAACCCCCGCAACTCCAGGAGCGCCCTGCCCAGGCTTTCCGGCCGTTTCAGTATATCCGGCATCCAGGCCCTGATGAAAGACGCCGAGGTCCTGGACCATATCATTAAAACCGTCATCCCGATGGCCAACATGCCCCGCTTCGCGCCCTACGTGCGCCCCCGCAATGTCCTCAAGTCGTTTGAAAAGCGCAGCGGGTTAAAAGACGAGGAATTGTTCATCCTTGACGAAGATACCGGCGGGGCCATCGAAACGGCTGAATGGGGCGAATACAAAATGGGTAAGCATGTGGCCCAGACGGGACAACAGTTGGCCCTGCAGGAACAATTAAACCGCCTGACCGCCAACTTGCCGGCGCCGGACGCCACCGTGGAAGGAGGGCCTGCCTGATGCCTGGCGTCAATGTGGATCCCGTTAGCGGCAGACCTGTGGATTACGACCAACCGGTCGACCAGGCAAAAGTCCATGCCGAACAAAAACGGCTGGAAGCCCTGGCCGGCCATGCCGGCATCAGCCAGAGCGAAGCGGCCAAGACCATGATCGCCCTGGTGGAAGAAGCCCTGATCCAACGGGTGGAATCACTTTTACTAGATGACCAGGCCTGCAAGACCCTCCTGAATGTCCTGCGGGCGGTTGGCAATATCGAATTCACGGCGGCCCAAGCGGTCAAAAGACTGACCGGCCGCCAATTAAAGTTATCACCGCGATCCGCCGGCCACTGAGCCCGCGAGCGAAGCGGTGGCCCTTGGTCCCGTGAAGCCAGCCACCCGGCCATGATCGCTAAACCATCATCCTGACGGGCCCCGGTAAAACCGGCAACGCCCGAGAAAGGACGCCAGACCATGCCACACCCCCACACACCCGAGAGTCCAGCAGCACCCGCCGCTCCAGCCGGGGATCCGCCGGTCATCAAAAATGACCTGTATGCGCCCCAGACGCTGACGGAGGATCCGCCGGACCCATCAACCCCGGAAGGAACGCCGGCCCCGAGATTACCGGGCAACCCGGAAGAAACCCATCCGGACACCCCGCCGGAACCACCGGCAGGATCGGAACCTCCCGCAACGCCTGATTTCCGTTTCAAGGATCAGGCAGAAGCAGAGCGTGGCTATCGCCACGTCCAAAGCCATGCATCCCGCATTGAGCAGGAAAACAAGACACTGCGGGAAACCCTGGAAGCCCAACAGGCCGAGGAAGCGGCCACCCGGGAGCGGGCCGCCCGCGACACCCAGTTTCGCAAGTACGCGAGTGAACGCCGGGCCCAGTTGATGAAAGAGATCAACGAACTGGACCCTGACGCGGAAAACAACGCCGAAGAACTGGGACGCCTGTACGCGGAAGCGGATGCGGATATCTTCGCGTTCCAGCAAAACCCGCCCGACCTGGAAACACCGCCAGCCGGCGACACCCCGCCCGAGGGCAGGGAAACGCCGAAGTCCTCCAAAACCACCCTGCCGCCAGCCACTCCAACGCTGGAGGAACAGGACGCGGCCTATAAAACGATCATCAGCGCGACCGAGGCGGTCGGATTGACATATGAGGATCCGACCTTCCAGGGATTTTCCGCGAAAGCGCCCACGCATGATGAGGCGGGCAATCCGATCCCGTTGGACCAGCAAGCGGAGTGGGCCATTACCCAGACCCGCGACACTTGGTTGAAACACCTGGCCGGGGAGGTCCATCTGGATCCAGAGGATCCGGCCCTACAGCACTTTGTCAATGTGGCGCCCAAGACTGACGCCAAGGGGGAAGTGATCCCTCTGGCGGACCGGCTGCGGGTGGCCATCCGTAACACGCAAACTTACCACGCGACCCAGCGCAGCCAGGCTGTGCAGGAAACCGGCGCTCCCCTTACGACCGGGGCCCGTTTCGGCATCCCGCCGGGCGGCTCCCCTCCGGGAGAGCCGCAAAATACTGAGGCCCAGCCCATCACTTTGAGTGCGGCGCTGGCCAAGGCGAACCAGCACCGCACGCTGTAGGGGTTGCGCCTAACGTCTTAGGAGGATTTCGCCCATGTTTACCTGGGAATTCGACGCCGCGGACGGCGTCTACAAATCGAGCGGCATGTCCAACAAGCTTTTGGAAGTCTCCGCGATCGACATGAAGATCGTGCCCTTTACGTCGGCCGTGCCCGGCTACGGCAAGGGCAAAGGCCAGTCGGTCACCCTGCACCACTACAAAGACCTGCCCACCCCGCTGAACCCGGCTCTGAACGAGTTGACCCGGATCCCGATCGACAAGCTCGTCATGGACCAGCGGGTATTGACGGTGGAAGAATGGGGCCGTGGCGCGGAGTACACCCACCTGGCCCAGCAGCTGTCCAAGTACGACCCGGACAGCGCCATTCAGAAAAAGCTGCGGCGCCAGATGGAGCGCTCCGCCGATATCGGCGCGGCCAACGGCTTCAAACAGGCCAAGGTCAAGTTCATCCCCACGGCCGCTGGCGCGGGCACCTTCGATGTGGACGGTGTTCCCTCCACCCAGGCCCTGGTCAATGTGGATATCGCCCACATCGCCATGATCCGCGACTACATGGTCAACGATCTGCATGTGCCCTGGTACGAGGCCAATTCCTACGTGGGCCTGGCCACCACCAAGTTTCTGCGCGGCATCAAGAACGACGATTCGTTTGAGAAGTGGATGCAATACCTGCGCAAGGGCGATGTGATCTTCAACTCCGAAGTGGGCCGCCTGGAAAGCGTGCGCTTCGTGGAAATCAACCACGAAGGCGCCCTGTCCAATTCCGTCGGCAACGGCGGCGTGTTGGGCGAGGCCGTGATCTTCGGGGATGAGGCTGTGGCACGGGTGGAAGCGGAAGCCCCGCACCTGCGGGCCAACCCCAACTATCAGGGAGATTTTGGCCGGGTGAAGGCCGTGGCCTGGTATGGGATCCTCTGCTACGGCACCTGGTGGGACACGGCCAACGATCAGGAGGCCAAGATCGTCCATATCACCAGCATGTAAACCCCAATGAACGGATGCCGGCGGGAAACCGCCGGCCTGCTTTAACGCTAACCCCCATGGAGGTTTGACCATGTATACGCAACCGTTTGCTTTACCCCTGGCGATCTTCGGCGCGTCCGATGCCCAGGGCATTGATCTGGCTGGGGCTCCGGGCGATTTCGCCGTGTTCGACATTCCCGGCAAATGCCAGGTGATCGAAGCAGGATTGATCATCACCGAGGCCGTGGTGGGTGCCACCACTTTCGGCCGGGTGGCCTTTGACAAACGCCCGGCTGCAGGCA